GTAGAATTACACAAGCAACTAACATTCCTCAAGCGAAAAGACAGTTGGTAGGACGAACAGAAGGCGCTGTTGGTCCACGACTTGAAACACCAGCAAGACAAACAAGAAGTCTTACTTATGGAGCAGACCCAAGAGAAAAAGAAGCAAGGTCTGTTTATTCAGCAGTTAAAAGAGAACAACCTATGGCTGACGTTGTTCCTACAATACCCTTCCAAACTGGTAAACCACCAGAAATTAAAATCCAAAGAGACATGCCTCCTCTTCCAAAAGATACAGCGACAAAAGGCCCAAAGAAACTTGGAAAACCTAAACAACCAAAGGTTCCCGGTGGTAAAACAAAATCACCTACGTTAGCAAAAGGGAAGGGGTTACGAGCACTTGCATCTGGCGTTCTTTCTAGTTTGAAAGATACATCGAGGAGAGGGTCTTTTACACACGCGGACATAGCAGAGATACGCTCTCTTCTGGGTAGATTGAAAAGAATCGCTAAGAGTGATGAGTTCCATAAATCGTTTTACAATCAGAAAGGAGATGCAGAAGGACCTAGTCCCAACGCACATCCTCGTCAGACTTCTCATCCTACGGGTGCTACAGAGGCTGACCCTGATGACGACCCCACGATGTGGGGTGCTCACCCCATCGGTTTACTCGCACCTCGTAGGGGGCATCAGTAATGACGCTCATCATTAAGGGTGAAGGGGTAGAGTGGGTTGACCCTGAAACAGGTATCAAACACTTGGTAAGGTTCGCTGATGAAGGAAATCCTTATGCTGAAACTCACTCACATTTCCATCTCCATCCTAAAACAGGCGCTCCAATCAAGAACATAATGGGTAAATGGCCGATGGAGGGGGCTGCTCATAAAGTGGCTTTTGATATTATGAAGAGGTTTCCCGGCACTGATTTGGCTAAAGCGTTGAAGGTAGCAAAAGATTTGTTTAACGAGGCTGCTCGACAATTCAACGCAAACCACAGAGATGCTAAACATTCAGTTCCCATACCTTTTGATGAAAATGGTAAATTACATCCTGAGTGGTCTCAAAATAATTATGGGAATTGGATTGGAGCAGGTAAACACAGTGACGATGAGATACCTACTCGTGATAGTGATGGAAGACTAATTACCTTGTATCACAATATGGGTGCTCATCCTACCAAGGGAAGATTTCCAGAAAGTGCACCTCTCCCATTCAAAAAGTATTTGAAAAAATTACTAGATGCGGTAGGAGTTCAATCTTCTTACGGTGCAGGTAATCAACTTCACATGGAGCCACAACATTTCATGATTACAACGGATGGCGATTCCAACCATCGTAGACATACAAGTAATCCAAAAGGTAAAGACCGACGGGAAGAGCCTTTTTCGCAAGCAGTTAGAAACACAGGTGAGCGTGAATCTGTTCCTTTGTCTCTTAATCACGTTTTGGCTGCACTTCCTGAGAATGCTTACAGAACATTCGACACACAACAAGGAAGAACATCTGGTAGGTTAGTTGATACTTTCCGAACAAGATTAGGACTAGACGAAACAGAAGCACAACAATTGGCTCGCACACCTGCATCAGGTTTATTTCGTCCGTATGATTCATACACTAAAGGAAGTCAAGGAAAAGAGGCACCCCTTAGAAAGTTAATGCTTAGTCTACAAGATAGATTAATGCAATCAGGAGTTGATGAGGCTGATATAAAAGGTTTACAACAACAATATGTCCAAGACCATCAAACAAATATGAATAGTAGTCAGTTCAGAGCGTTAAGTCGAACAATGGCTATTCTTCAATTGTCGAAAGACCGATTGAAAGATTACAAACCAGTAAACGTAAGCAGCAATAGAAACGCATCACTGTTGTATAATCATTCTAGAGATTTGTATCATGATGGACAGGAACCAGAAGCACACAAAGAAGCAGGATACGACACATCCGGTCCTATAATTCCTGTAGACGATACACCTAGAACTCCAGAATGCCTGCTCACGTTAATTATGGTGGTTATGCACCTGTAGAAGGAGCAGGCTCTATGCCGATTCAAGATATTGTAAGACCTACTCCACCGAAAATAGGATTACCTCCAACAAGACCTATGGTGGGAGTTGCTCCTACATATGGTCGTGCCCCATTAGGTGTAAATGTGCCTGTAATGACTTCAAGCGACTCTCTTTTTGATATCATGGAACGGTTACAAATAGCAGAGGCAGAGATGGATGGTATCTTTACTAAGTCTGATGATATAGGTGGTCTTGCGCAGAACCACAATCTTTCACAACAAGATATTCTTGCTATACAACATGGAGTTGGTAATTGGGAGACTCTTGCGAAAGCCCTTAGTATTCCATATGATGTCGTAAGAGCAGTTAAGGTGGCATCGCGATGACCTACATCATGTCTGAATACGAATATGGTGTGGCTTGTATAGCGCATGGAGAAGAAGATGCAACTGTTATGTTTTTGCTCAAGGCAGGCTTTGTTGGCTTCGATGGTGACGACCTTTTGTTGAAGCAGCAAGCAGGCTCTTTTACTAATGTGCCAGCCGAAGGAGGAGGAATCCAAACAACACGAATGGGTCGTCATGGAGAACAAAGGCCCGGAGAAATGCCCGGTGTGTATACGGCTCCCGGCGGTGCTTCAATGCAACCAACCCGAACTCAACAACAATTTTCAATACCTGTGCTTCGTCCTAGCGAACGAGCACAAGTAAGGAGTTTTGCTCAACAACAAGGTATGGAGCCTACAAGAGCAGCACCCGGAGAAAAAGGCCCCTCTGCTTACTATGACTTTGGAGAAGGAGCACCCAAGATACCTGCTAGTATGATGGAAAGAGCAAAAGCAAGACTAGGTAGAATGGGAGAACAAGGCAAACAATTCCTTAACGAAAGAAGAGGTAGTCGCGCAACGGAGGCTTTTACTGGCGCTATGGCAGGACAGGACGAAGAAGCGCAAAGAAAATATTTAGCAGATATCGCACGAAACTTAGGAGTTGACGTTAGTGAGTTTGGTAAGCCTGAGAAAGATGATGCTCCTGCTGCTCCTGCTCAGGAAGCAGCACCACCAGCAGCACCTGCTCCAGAGGTTCCTACAGATGTAGCACCAACACCTGCTCCAGACCCAGCACCTGCTCCAGACCCAACACCACCACCAACACCAGCATCTGCTCCAGACCCAACACCTGCTGCAAAACCAGAACCTGCTCCAGACCCAACACCTGCTGCAAAACCAAAAACTGCTCCAACTGCTGCTGACCCAGAGGCAGGTAAAGAGATTCGCGCAAAGAAAGACGCTAAAACAGTGAAGGTTGCACCTAAATCTACGGAAGTTGCTGGACAAGACCCTGTTGATGATGAATTACAACAGCAACAAGATGAACTTAATGAGCAACTTAAGGAGATACAGAGAAGACAGGAGGGCGGTGCAACAACACCTTCAATGCCTGAACCAAAGGCTCCACCAGCAACCATGACTGCGCCTGAGGGTGAGGAATTGTCTGAATATCAACAAATGATGGCGGGGTTAGGCGGCCTCAAAGGTTACGGTGGGTCAGGAAAATCACTTGGGTCTTTAGTTGGTAGATTTAGGGATGCTTCTGGCAATCCCATTACTGAGGAGGGAGACTTTTCACTACCACTACAATTAGGTGATAAAGGTCTTACAGATACAATGGCTCGAAGATTGCAAGAAGGATATGAAAACGAAGCCAATCAAGAAATGATGAGAAGATATTTTGGTCCTGATTTTACAGGAACTTTTGCTCCTAAACAACCCGTTGGTGGTGGACCACCTGCTGATATGGAGTTTGTAGACCCTAATGCTGACCCAATGAATCCACAAAAACTCAATTTGAGTTACGATTCACCTATGGACCTTGCTTGGGATGCGCTTTTATTCAGGAAGACCCATCAGTGAGGTGGTTCTGAGTGGACCTTTCTCAGGATGTTATTGACGATATCGATTGGGAAATGTGCAAGCGAGACTTCAAGTTCTTCTTTGAGCAAATCTTAGGCTTTCAATTAGCAGACCATCATCGACGATGGTATGAGAACTTAGCATCACATAATCGATATTGTGTAAAAGCGGCTCGTGACCATGGTAAATCTACACTCTTTCTTGGGTATGTTCTTTGGAAGACATTGTTTACTGAGAAAACAGAGGCTGTTATTTTCAGTCACAGTCTACACCAGTCGATACACCACATGAGAAATCTAAATGACCTCATTAGTGGCGTTCCTATGTTTAACAAACTCAAGGCTCATGACTCTTGGTCGAAGACATTCTTTGGATTTACTAACGGTTCACGTATCAGTGCAAAGTCAGTTGGTGGGGCTGTTCGTGGTATTCACCCTGATATTATTCTGTGTGATGATATTTTGTGGGGCACAACAGATACTGAGTTGCAACGTGTTGCGTCTTGGTTCTATGAAGTTCTTACTCCTACTCTCCACCATACAGCACAACTCTGCATTGTAGGAACACCCTTTACTCCTACTGACTTGTATACAGAATTAGAAAGACGTGATGGATATCTTGTTGAGACTTATCCCGCTATTGATGGAACAGGTAAAGCCCTATGGCCTGAGCGTTGGGACTTAGAGGCTCTTGACTCTCGACGCAAGGATATGCCTGCTATCGCATTTACTCGTGAGTATCTGTGTGAACCCATGGACGATATGTCCAGTTTGTTCCCATCTACTGTTTTACAGTTAGCGAAAGATAACACTCTATCTTTGATGGATAGAGCAACAGGAGATGATGATGACCAATACTTCATCGGTTGGGACCCTGCTATTTCGTCAGATAGGCAGGCTGACTATACTGTTATGGTTGTTCTTCGTCGCCCATCGACTAACCCTGAACTTCTGGAGTTAGTGCATGTTGTGCGCAGAAAAGGAATGGATTTCAGAACACAGATAATGGAAATCCAGAAATTGAATAATAAGTTTCAACCTGTTGTTATTGAGTTAGAATCTAACCACTTCCAGCGTGTGTTTGCAACTGAACTTAGAGCAGATACAGACTTACCTGTAAAGACCTTCATTTCTACTAAACAAAGACGTGAGTCACTTCTTATGGGACTCGTTATGCGTTTTGAAAATGAACAGATAAAATTACCATGGGCAGACGACCGCTCTCGTGATGTAACTAGCATTCTTGAGCGAGAATTGATGATGTTTGGTATGTCGAAGAAGGGACGCTTAGAAAGTATTGCTCGTCACGATGACTTCGCATTAGCACTTGCCTTGGCTCATTGGGGCACTACAGAGTTCCGCGAGCGAATAGTTGATTTAGATGACCTGTTGGGTGGTATCATATGAAATGGGGGAGCATGCTTGTTGGTGATGACTACGACGCTGTAATCAAAACTGATGAAACTGACCCTGACCGTATCTGGGTTATCAAACAGTTAACTCAGCACCCTTTGTTAAAACAAGGTTCGATTATAGGACCTACTTTTGGTGATGCTAATGCAAGTCCATCCGGTGGACAAGGCACCTTATCTGGTCGCACACCACCAAAAGGAGAGGATGAAGAGGAGAAACAAAGACGTGAGGAAGAGATGCGTCGAGTCGTAGGACAAATGAAACTTAGTGAAGAAGGCTGGTTTCAAACATATATGGGGTCAGATGCTGAAACTCTCGTCAAAGATTTACGTATGAAACGTCGTGTTCACAAAGCGATGCGTGATGAAATCGACTCAGCTATTGATGCTATTCGTTTAATGAAGCGTTTAGAAGTAGAAGAAACTCTGAAAACAGTTCCATGGGTTGAAAAACATCTTGAGGCAGTTCGCTCTCTTGGTATAAGTGACCGAGATTTGATGAGTTTACGTAAGTTTGGCGATGTTCGCGAAACGTCTCTTCGTCGAGCATGCACTCAATGGGAGGCTGCTAACGATGTTATCAGTAAGTTATCACAGATAGATGGGGATTGGGATGAGCAACAAAGAGATTTGTGGGTTGGAGCAATACAAAAAAGAAAAGATGCTCGCACTGCTTGGAAAAATACATTGCATCAGTCAGATACTCTGAATAAACACGAAATGATGTGGATGGAGCGTGCGACACAACTTATCGAACAGTTAGGACCAATGGATTCGCGCACAATTGCACATCATTTGATGGAGAACGATTCCCGTAATAGTGGATTTACTATTCAAAAAATGGCAAGACTGCTCAAAACTTACGGTCCAGATTATGATATAGTTAAAATGGGTAAAAGATGGGATATTGAAAAGATGGAACCTGAACTTTTACTCAAAAATCCGTGGGCTTACGCTGCTGGCTTCCTTGATGCTGACGGATATATCACTATTACAAAACGTGGAGAGCCACGCGCAGGTATAATTGCTACAGGAGACCGTGGTAAGTGGCATTGTGAACAACTTCACAAGGCTTTGGGGTGCGGCATTCTTCAATTAGATTTGAAAATTCACAAAAATAGCACTAGAACTCAACATCGTTTGCAATTTTACAGTCGTGACGACCTCAGTAAACTACTCAAAGGACTACTCCCTCATCTACGTATGAAGAAGGAGCAAGCCAATGCAGTATTGGAGCATTTAACCCTGCGCGGTGAGACTGGGGACCTCATTAACAAGAGAAAAGATGAGTTGTATCGTATCGTAAAATGGCACAATTGGAAGGATGACCCAAACAAACGTCAAGAATTACTTGATGAATGGAAGGTTGATGAAGCAGAGGTCCAGTCGTGGACTGTGAGCGACCCCGACACACTCGGCTCTGAGGTGGTCTAATGGTAGATGATAATCAATCTAGAATCGGAAGATTCGTTGAACGTCTCACTAGTCCCTTCCGAACTCGTTCTACTCCTGAGCCAATTATGCCTTTGTGGAAAACAGGTATCCAAGAACCTGTGTTAGTTCAAGGTATCAGTATACCTGCACTTTATGCTACTGTTCAAGAAAGTATTATTTTGCGCACAACCATTAACACCCTCTGCCAAGAAGTATTCCGTCGTGGGTATTACATTCAGAAAAAATTTCACAAGAAGTGTAAAAATTGTAGTGAAGAATATCAACATGATACTGTGAAAGAATGCCACGTTTGTGGTCATGATGAGTTTGATACTCCTGATGCAGACCAAATTGTGTATCTTCGTTACCTTCTTGAGCAAAGAAACAGCATGGACCAATCGTTTACGGATGTTCTTCGTGAGTTAGAATGGGACCTGAACATTGTAGATGATGCTTTCATGATTCTTGTGAAAGATTACTACATGAACAAAGACACAGGAGAAATGGAGTTTTTCCGTGTTCGTGAGATTTTGCGAGGTGACCCTACTTTCTTCCGTATTGTGGCTGATAAGAAGGGTATTCGTGGTGGACGTTATCTTGTGTGTCCTGTGCATCGTTCCCGCACTTACCCAAATAACGGTGACCATGAAAAATGTGAAACTTGTGGTTTAGAATTACAAGATGTTCACTTTGTAAACACTGCTGGTTCAGGTAAAACCCAATATTACATTGAAGGAGAAGTCGTGCACATTAGTAAGTTTAATCCTTCAAAACTATACGGGCGCTCTCCTGTAGCCACTCTCTGGCGTCAAGCAACTACTTTGGCTGCCATGGATAATTACATGTATCTGGCATATCAAAAACGAAGAATACCTCGTGGTATACTTGCAATTACTACTGATAACATACAATCAACTGCATCTTTCTGGAAAGGGGCAGAAGAGAAAATGGAGCGCGACCCTCACTATATTCCAAAAGTGGG